GGTCATTTCTGACTGGTGCACGTGATTGCGGTACCACCCTATTAGGGGAGAGACATTGAGCTTGACTTGACCGGCGAGGTCAAGGTACTCAAACTTTTCTCTCACATATGGTAGTCTCCCATAACGGGATTCTACCATACCCTGTACGGCGGTGGCCGCATTCCGATAGCCTGCTTCCCACAGAGAGTTTGACAACTCAACGTAGGAAACAAGCTCACTTGCGTCTCTAGTATGTCGATGAGACCATTGGGTCCGTAAACGGATGGGTGTGACGTCGATGCCTTGAAAAGCATCGCACCCGCAGGATTCTCGAAAGAACCTGCCCACGCAGCATTTCGAAAGGTTAAACCGAAGCCCAACCTTAGGAAACAGCTCGAGTAAGTACGGATAGTCTTCCCGTCTTACTATGATGTCATCGCCGTAAACATACACCTCTGGAAGCCTTCGCAGGCCCATAGAAGTGCGTTCGCGGATAACCGCAACAGCAAGAGCGAAAAAGCACATCGCCTCAATAGGGAAGCATACTGCTGATCCCATTGGTGCGAACGTACTTAATCTAACTCTTCTACCATCCGGCAATAGGGTATACTCGCTACGAGAGGCTGTTAAGCCTTCGAGAAGCGAGGTGCCTCCGAATAGTGTTTCCACTAGACGGAGGGTTACTCTATCGCTAGCGTCCTTCATGTCAAGGGTCACGTACTCGTTAGTTCGTGAACTCGACAGAGCGAGTTTCCGATTCCTGGTTTGGTCCGTAAAATTTACGTACCCCCGGGTGATCGGATTCTTTTCGATCCAAGCGTATAACCGCTTCTGGATCCCCTGTTGAATCCATTGGAGTTCCAATGGCTCTTTTGATATGAGACGAGGACCTCGAGAATCCTTAGGAACAAGAACGACTTCTGCCGTTCCGTGTTCAAGTATCTCGAGACTCTGAATCCAGTCCAGCTGATCTGCTACTTGGTTTAATCCAAGGACGAAGTACTCCGTGAAGGGGTATATTCGTTCGGTGTGTGCGTAGATGCGCGAGAAGTTAGACTTCTCACCCACTCGCTCACCGGTCGCAACAGCGCCTGGGCCGTGTTTGGGGATAAT